ACCTTGACTAATTGTAGAACTGGTTTTGTGTTTAGTCTTTGAACCCTTCTTTAGTTTGTCAAACATCTTTAGCAACTTGGGGTCATTCATCTTCATTCCCTCATCAAGTTCTTCATCTTTGCAACAATAGAATCAATCTTCATCGCAACTGCTTTCATCTTACCTTCATCAAGTTCAACTTCTTCCATACGCTTACCTTGAGTTGCACTCGTATTGGTTGGGAACTTATCCATCTTGTCTGGGAATGGTCTATTAACCATCATGTCACCCTTTTTTGGTGCAAGAGGTTTTGTTAGAGTAACAACTCTACCTTTGTTCCTTCTTGCCATATCCTTTGCATCAGATTCCTTAGATGAAAAACCAATAACCAATCCTTTTTTATCTACTGCGGCAAAATTGTAATTGACTGCTTCGTTGATTGCTTCATCAAGTACAAAATCTTCTCTTCTGATTTTACCAAGTTTGTTTATGTCATCTGCTTTATAATTGTGTTTTAACATAAGTCTTGACATTGCCATCATACTAACAAAAGGTATATCTGCTTTATATAATTGTTCCAAACCATCTTTATTTGAATCAATCTTGTCAAATATTTTCATTAAAGGTGTTGGATTAATCTTTTTACCCTTCATAGGTTCATATGCTTTTTTAAGTTTATCAATCATACTATCACTAAACTTTGCTTCATCAAGGTCTTCTTTGACTTCTGGTTTCTCATGAGTATATCCCATGTCTTTCATTCTAAGATGGTCTTCTTCTTTTTCTGCTTTGTAACCTTTACCAGTTTTTGGGTCATACATCATATGAGGTTTGAAGTCAGCTTCATTTACTGCTTTTTCTAAATCATCTGCTTGTTTACCATGAGTTGCAGAACCCTTTCTTAGATTCTTAATCAAGTCCTTTAGAAATGGTTCGTCTTCTTTATCAACTGCATCTGTGATATATCCCTTGTCTTCACACTTAGGACACCCTGCTCCCTCACAATCTGGACACTTAACCTTTTCAAGTATCTCTTCATTCTGTCTTTTCAAAACAGCAGCAACCTGTGGGTGGTCTGACAATCCCTTTTTAAGTTTCTCAATCTGTCTTACTGCACCACTATAGTTACCTTGTTTGTAACGTGGGTCAGATGCAATACCGATTGCCATTTTAATTTGTTTTTTGGAGAACGCCTCTGACATTTCTGCAAGGGCATCTCTCATAGTTTTTGTATATTTACTCATTGTTTTTTCCTTTAGTTATCTACCTTTGCACCACCACGCCATTGGTAGCAACTCCAATACTTTGCTTTCCACTTAGGGCCAGGGTCTGTATCACAACCGTGTCTCGCACGAAATGACTTCCTTGCTTTTGGGTCATCACGATTAATAGACATATTTGGGTCACCAAAACGAACTACAACAACTTTACCCTTTTCGTTTTTGACGTAAACCTTAAACTTTTTGTTTGGGTTTTCGCTTGTACGAATTGGGTCGTTGAGTTTTACTTTCTTCCCTTGATACTCAGACTCTACAATAGTATGTTCATACAAACCATCGCAGTCATCACAACAAGGAAGTTTTGATAACATCTTATTATAAGTCTCTGTTAGTTTCGCTAACCAGTTATCACCAAATCTTTCTTCATATTTATCTCTCGTATTCTCATCCAAGTACCATTCTTTGACTGATTCTCTAGTTGCAGATTGGCCTGGTGTTACCTTACGAGTATGGTCACCATAATCTTTTCCAATTTCATATACTTCTTTTTTACTACTACCTCTAACTTTTGCAGCAAGGTCTGCATCTGCTTTACCCCAAGTACCAGATGACTTGGTTGTGAATGAGTTCACTCTCGCAAATGCCCACTGTTGTGCAGTAGTGCCTGGTCTGTGTCCTGTCTTATATGCAGCCATTCCTCTGTCATATACCTTCTTTAGAATTCCATATGGCATACCAGACTTTTCTGCTTTTGTGACTAACCCAGCAATCTTTTCATCAAGTTCGATTTCTTCTTTAGGAACACAGTTAGGAACTTTTTTACCGTTCTTCATTTTAGTTCCGACCTGTTTATGAGTATCCCAACATGGGTCTTCCTCACCAAACATATCTTTAAATTTCTTAGTATGTTTAGATGGTTTAGTATCTGCATTCGCATCGCCAGGCGCAGGCCCAGACTTTTTCTTTGCAAAGTGTGATGCACGTTTCTTCTTAGTCGATACTGACATCTCATCACCATCAGCATCTTTTGCATAATACTTTGCTGGTTGTGTTCCTTCTTTGTCTTTGATATCTTTATCCTGTTTGACTTCTTCAAGGTTGTGTAACCACACTCTTCTCAAGTCCTCAAACACAACATAGTTTGTACCTTTGCGAATAATTGTACCTTCGTCACCATCAGTTGTTTTCACAACATCACCGACATTCCAAATCTCTCCACGAATGTATAGGTCACGATTTAGTTCTTCTAGTGTGAAATTGTATTCTTCTTTGATGCCCATAAAAGTACGAACATCCTTGAACAATTTTTCACCATCCTTAAATCCTTTTGGAAGACCAAGTTTAAACTGGTCAAACTCGTTTGCACCAGCGGCAGCTCGCATCTTAGATGCAGACATTCCTGTTACACCTTCTGCGTCTGGGTCACGTTCACCAGCAGATACGACTTTGATATCATCAAATCCGTAGAAACCATGTCTACCATCTACACCGTTATACTTGTCTAATAGGTTTGCAAACTCATCTACTCTGTCAGAACCAACAACCATGACAATCGCTTTGTGTCCTTTATTGTGTAGTTCAACTGCAATATCAAATACATTTCTTGCACGACTAACTTTGATGTTCTTCTTGTATTTTGGGAACATCTTCTTCATATATGCGACCTTCTTATTGTGTGGAAGAGGGTCTTTCTTTGGGTTCTGTGAATGAGATGGATACACATACATGGGAGCACCAGAGTTCTTACCCTGTTCTCTTGCAAGTGCATCTATAAGTTTTTCGTGTCCTGTGGTTGGTGGGTTGAATCTACCAAACGTAAATACAGCGGTATCACCTTTTGCTTCTAGAAAAGTTTTCATATTAATCCCCCACCGCATCAGCTGCTGCCATTTTGTTTTTCTTAATTCTTTCACCCTCTCCTGCTTTCAACTGTCGCAGAAGTTTCTTTGAAATTTTGTCGATGACCTTACGTTTCTTTGCAACAATATTCTGGTCAATCTGAATTCGTTTTTGTATGGGAAGTTCTTTGTAATTTATAGCAGGGCCCAAACTACGTTTGATGACCATCATTTTTGCTTGACGTTTTGCAATCGCCTGCAACGCATCTGGGTCACGGCGTCTTATTCTTGCTCTCTTCTTTTTAATTTTAGTAGAAGATTTTCGTGCAAGCATCTTCATACGTCTACCCATCTTTCTACGCTGTTGCATAATTTCAGATGGAGACTTTTTTTCTTCTACGGTTTCTTCGTATAAGTCTGTAAAATTTATCATTTATCCCATGCCTTAATTGCAGTAAAGTTATTAAAACTAAATTCCATTCTATCTACGAGTTTTACTGCATCGCCTGATACCCTGTCAATTGCAACGTAACCCTCTGGGTTAGTTACTTTAAATCCATTACTTGTCTTAATAAAGGTATCAGTTAAACCCTTTACACTATTTAGTTTTTTCACAATCCCCATCTTAGCGTTAACCAGATGTGATTGAAATGCAATAACTTGTTCTAAATTGGTTAAATCTTTCTTAAATTCTCTTGCGTATTCTTTACCCTTTGTTCTTAGAACATCTTTACTCTTTTCAGTTTTTACTTTATCAATCTCTTTTGCGAAATGATTTTCCACCCAAGTAACATATCCAGCAGCGTGTTGTTTTGGATTCTTTACTGCTTCACCCTTACGAACCTTTGAGTTATTATATGTTTTCAGAGATGCACCCACCAACTTACCTGTCAGTGAATCTTGTAGTCGTAAAAACTTAGATAACTTTGCAGAGTTAATTCTCTGAAATGTTTTACCAGCATTTGATAAATGTCCAGTGACTTCTGCATTCTCAGTTGATGTAAATGTTGCAGTACCAGATGCATCCTTATAAGTTGCATCGTCCATCCACACTGTAGATGTCTTTGTCAGTTTACTAATACTTGCACCAAATGATGCAGTCATGTCTTGAAGTGCAGTTCCAGAATATGTTGTGTGCCAAACAATCCCAACCTTTGCTTTGTTGATTACTTTACCCAACTCACTATCTGTTGGAACAGCATACACAATAGTATTAGGCTGAAAAGTATAATAATTTGTGCCGTCAATCTTTGTTGTTTCAACATCATCTGTAAACATGAGGTCACCTTGCAGTACCCCCTTGATACCCAACTTAGAAAATTCTTTAAGTGCGACTTTAAATTTAGAATTAAGATTTCCAGATAAATCAGCATCTATCTCTGCCTCCGTCTTGTAAAGTTTTGGTGTTGCATTGAATACTGATTTCTTTGCAACAAAGAAGTCACCTGTCTCTGGTTCTACTCCAGCAAAGATTGCAGGCGCACCATCCCACTTCACAGTCATGTTAACTGAACTACGACTTTCACCAGAGAACATATCTCTTAGTGAACGCATGAAGTTGATTGCAGCTCTACCGCCAGGCACACCAAAGTTAAGTATCTCATCTTCGATATGTTCTAAGTGTAGGTTCTTGCCTGCTTTATTTTCAAATAACATTACCATTTTGGTGTTCCCATCGTAACTGAACCTTGAAATTCTAAACCAAGTGCGTCCAAAAGAGTTGATATACCTTTCTCTGCAAGAGATTTAAGATTGCCAATCACTCTCATGATTACCTTGTCAAGAAATTTCATAACAACCTTTTTAATTGAGGTTAAGAATGCTTTTGCTCTATTCTTTAAATTACCAAAAATGCCTTCACACAAATAATACTGTTCTTGTAGTTGTTCTATTTCTTCTCTTAACATTGGAAGTTCGTGTTCTACAGATGATGCAATACCCAACTTGATATACTTACTTCTACCAGAACCTTTGTAACTGATACTGATATTATTTTCAAGTGATGTATTATTTTATGCAT